CATAAATACCGTTCTGAATTGGGTTGGTTTGGTTATAAACCAAAACACGGTCGCCCGGAGATGTAAAAATGCCATCAATAATCAATTCAACTTGCGTTCCTGCATTGGTCAAAGTTGCGCCAACACCTGCTGCGCCATTGTTATAGGTCGCATTCAGATTGATTGGAGACTCAACCATTACGGGCTGATGAAAATGAACACCAGATGCTACAAGCGTATCGACATAGGTCTTGTTAACAATGTCTGTGCTTGCTGCTGGGGTTGTAGAGATCGTACCTGTGGTCAGCGCGGCGTTACCAATCGTAGCAGTGTTTGTAACCGACAACGCATTAAAGCTTTGCTGGACTGTATCACCTGATGAGTCACGGTATACCGACTTTTCTGCCGGGTAAGTGACAAACACGTCCTTTGTACCTGCGGAGAAAGTAACCAGACTCCCAGCGTTTGACGAAGAAAGCACCGTTGTGCGAGCAAGAGAACCCGCGCCAACAGTGCCAATACCGACTTCCCACTCGTTCGCGTTCTGGCTGGCAATTGTGTAGTAACACGTATTACCGTTGCCGATAGCCGAACTAAAGGATTGATAGCCGACCACCGCTCCAAGGAGCGTAAAGGTCCCCGTGCCAGCCGTAGTGCTGGATTCTTTTACGCGATCCGCAAGAACAAGAGCCATGTCAGGCTCCTATTAAGCAATCTGAATAATGGCACTACCGGCAGCTGCTGTCGGGAACACAATAGTAAATGTACCAGCAGTCGAGGTCTTGTCGCTACCAAAGTCTAGAATCGCCACACATTTGTTGCTTTGCGTGCTGTTATAGATCATTGCGCCGCGAGCTGTAATCGTAGCTGTTGACCATGAGCTGTTCGAAAACGACAGATAAGCCGTTGTGCCCGACGATACAGGAACAACAGATATCGTTAGCGTGTTACCGCCAGCCGTGTATCCCGTACCAACAACCTCGTTAGAAGTCGTGTACGCAGTAGTCGTTGCATCTAGCGTAGCTGAAGAAGTGTACAACGCGATTTTAAAAGTATCGGCTGCAGTCGAAGCACGGACAACGCCGGTGCCAAAGTTGTGGACGCCGTCAAGGATTTCTACCTTGAACGATGTTGCCATAGCTTGCGTGATTGCCATGTGAGGCTCCTAAAAAATTATCGTACTGGTCCCGGAACCGGGAGTTTAAGTTGTCCGTCACGGTAAGCACTGCGACGCTCTTTACCATCGCCAAGCTCTTTCAATAGGGCCATCGACTCTTGGTACATTTTCTCATAGTAAGCGACCATATCCTGCTCGCCTTTCTGAAAGATCACAGCTTCACGCAATGCTCCGTACAGAAGCACTGTTTCAAAATTATCGCCTACCCACGACGTACCTGCAGTAACAATTGACTCGGGGTAGTAGTATTCGTGCAATTCAACAACATAGTTTTGATCTGGCGTAGGACCAATAATGAACGTGTACGGGGCAAACTGACCGTAGTACTTAGGCAGTCCCGTATCAGTCGCGCTAGGGTACGCCTGACGAATGAAGTTCACGTCTTTATCAAGCAAGAACTGTTGGTTACCGCTAGCATCGGTAACCGCGAGAGAAAACGTTGCCAAGTAGTCCGTTGGCAAAGACAAGTACTTATTCCCAGTTGTGAAGTTACCCACTACGTTGCGGCGAATTGCAGGGATCTGCACCGCATTGTAGATGCGCTCTTCAGCAAGCTGCACAAACGTAGGAATCTGGGAAACAAACACCGATTCGGTGGTTTCCGTGTAATCCTCAATTGCGGTAACAAGCTGGGAATAGTTCATCTTTAGGCCATCGGTCCACGGCACATTGTGCCTTTAGTTGCTGCACCAGCTCCACGCATCTTGATGCCTGTTGTCTTGACATCATGACGAGCAGGGTCGCCTGCGCTTACACGACCAACGCCTTCACGAGGATTCATCTCGCGAGCCGACAGAGTGTTAGGGTCTTTGGCGTAAGACAGCGTAGCTGCATGAGCTTCTTTGCCAAACTTTTTGCCGTCCATCGTATGGGGTTCAGCGTAAACGCTAGCAGCGCCAACTTCTTTACCCATCATTTTTTGACTGTACTTAGCCATGATTAACCTCGTTTCTGTGCTGCGATTTTAGCCAAGTTACGACCCATTTTCTTCATGTCAGCGTTTGTTTTTCCGCCGCCAGAAGTTGGTGTGCCTTTACCGCCTTGGATGCCGACGTTTGGGCCGCTATTGCCAAGGTTCTTGCCTTCTGTCTTGCCTTTCTTTGCTACGCCATCAGCGCCACGTTTATACATGACCAGCTCCTTAAGTAATTGTTACTGTAACTGTACCAACCTGACCAGCAGCAATCAAGTCATTTGGCGTTAAACCTAAATCGTACGATGAAGCCCCACCAACAGGATTCCATCCCCACTGTATTACTCGACTACCACCCGTCAAGTACCCATCAGAACCAACACCTGCCGAATAATACGTTGTGTCAGGTCTTGGATTACGTACTGCTTGGGGATCTTCCACCGGATACATACCTAACTGCAGCTGCGGATGATCAGGGTCCCAACACGACGGACAGACACGCACGTTATACGGTTTGGTCTTAACTACCTCCGTTTTAAGCTCTTTGAGCTTATACCGAAAACCGCACCGGTCACATTGTGCAATTGCATTTTTACCGGACGAGAAACGATTAGACACACGTTCTCTCCTTACGTAATAAACATGCGACGTGGCACAAACCGAACAGCCGCTTTATCCCGATCTTCGGTAGCAGCAAATTCCCATGCCTCGTCGTACTGTTGTTTAAGTGTTTGCAAGCGTCCTTCTGCACCAGAAATCTTGAGTGCGAGGTAGTACGATAGCCCTGCGGTTAAGCAAGGCAGCATGCGAAACGGGATGTCAAACGTGCTAGTACCGTTGCCAGCATCATGAATACGACGCAGACGCCAATAAACGAACGTATAAGGCTGCGAACCGTCAGGGGTAGGCCAGACCACAATCTTGGGCGCATCGACGCCTGTAGAAGCATTTGTGCCGTTAGGACCGGGGGCTTGGTACGTTGCACCCGACTGACGGTTGATCCAGACCTGAATCGGACGAGCTTGCTGTAACTTGTTTGGGATTGTTGCGTACGTCGATACCGAGATACGTGTAATCGTCAGGTCAGCTTGGTTATTTTGTTGTCCAGCCTGAGTGCGGATCACGTGTTCAATCAGATCGACTGTATCAACAGGCAGGTCGTACGTATTGACGCCTTGCACAAGCGATATCTGTCCTTGCTCCACGGTCCACAAGTTAATGCCACGGTTCGCCCAATCAGCAAACAGCAGGTTCATTGACCGGCGCGCAGTGCGTAAGTCATAGCCGCTACGAAGCTCGGAGCCACACCGCTCAAAAGCCTCTTCGATGATTTCGGAGAGGTCTAGGTTAAACGCAGCAGTGTTAACGACAGTCATGGTATTTTCCTAAACGGTTTTACCTTGCTCTTGATACTCTTTGGCTGAGATACAAACTGCTTGCCTGCCGCTTTACCCGCCCGTTTAGCACGAGTAGTCGCTGCATATTCCGCCGGACTCAACGACTTGATCGCCTTTTCAGGCAGGTACCGCTCGCCCGTCTCACTTGAGGGCTTACCGCTTTTGGTGCGCCATTTCTGGTCGCCCCATGCCTTCAAGGATTTTTGCGGGGCTTTCACTTGTAACCACCGCCTTTAGCTTTGTACTTCTTCGCAAGCAACTGTGCTTTGCGGGCTGACCACTGGCCTGCGCCCGTACCCTGCGTAGCTTGAGCTTTAATGCTCTCAAACATGCTTTTACGCATGCCGGGTTTGGTGTAGTTGCCCGCTTCGTTTACCTTAGACACTTTACCACCTTCAGCGTACTCGGTAAATTTATCGCCGTCTTTGCGCGTTTTTGTAACGCCACCGCCGTTGTTAAACTTCTTAAACGGCGAGCGGCCTTTACCCGACAAAGACTTAAGCTTCATCGGGTTCATTGCGCCCATACCGCGAGAGGCCATCATCAGATCATCTTCCCGCGAGTTTTACCACGTTGGACGCAGCCATCAGCACGCTTGGACGCAGACGACACAGAACCGCCCTTAGCCATCTTCTTAACCATGCCGCCTTTTTTAGCACCGGGTTCGTACCTAGGAGGAATCATGCCAACCCGATTACCGCCACCCAGCCGCTCCAGCATGCTGCCAATTTTCTCGTTAGACGTACGGGAACGGGTCTCAGACGCATCCGCCAGATCTTCGCCTTTAATAGTACGAGGCTCCTTAACGGGCATAGCCTTTGCTTCTGGGTTCTTGCTGTAGTCTCGGTACTGGTCAACAATGCTTGTATTATCCGCTTTCTCAGCTTTCATCTTAGCGCGCATAGCCGCGTCACTGCCGCTTTTAATTACGCGTCCGCGCATGCCAAGATCAACGTCGGCTTGAGTCAGACCGGCGTCAATATCATCTTGAGTTATTGTCCTTGCCATGATTGCTCCTTAGCAGCTCATGCCGCCGGACTTCATTGCAATCATGGTGCCTTTGGTTTTACCGCGCTGTGCGCAACCGTCAGCACGGCTAGAAGCAGATCCGCCATTCTTGAGTTTTGTCAGGTTTGACTTCTTGCCGCCATGCAACTGTGATTCGTGCATACCGACAGCCTTCTTAGCCATTGCTTTGTCTTGCATCATATCGTTTTTCATAACGCCACCTTTCTTAAATAGGTTCATTGAACCGTGATCTGTTTTGGGCTTGTTAATACCCTGCAAGTCTGGTCGCGCCCCCGTACCAAATTTCTGCCCTTTGCTAGCTTCAGAATATTCTTTTGCAACATCTTTAGGAACACCTGCTTTCTTAGCAAACTCTGGATTGTGCGCTGCAGCATCCATAAACTTCTTTTGTTTAGCTGAGACGGCTGGCATTATCGAAACAGCCTATCAACAACCCAAGTCAAAGTGCCGCCAACAACACCACCAGCACCGCCAAAATACATTAACACTCTCCAGCCACCCTTGGCTTCGGAAAGGGTCTTTTGAATCTCAGCCAATGTATTTTTGACCTGATCCATATCCTGAACGAGCTTGTCCATGTCCTGCTGCAAATGTTTAATCTCACTTGCGTGGGTAGCAAGTTCACGGGCGGTCTGCACGGATTCTTCCATTTAACACTTCCATCTCTTTAGACTTGCGGCTTTCCGTGTTGGACGACCTTTCTCATCCTTCATCGGACCCGGCATACCAGACATACGTGCGCAGAAAGACTTCTTGCGTGGACCACCTTCGGGCTGTGGAGCCTTAAGATTAGACCCAGTTGCAGCGTTGTACTTTGCACGACCTTTGGCAGTTAAACCCGCTCCCTTAGATACGGGAAGCTTCTCGCCACGCCCGACCGCCAGAGAGGGATTCTTCTTAGCCATAGAACACCGTAACAGCTGCGTTTGAAAGCGTTGCGTGAACATCTGTCTCAAACAACACGCCGTTAGCAGGGATCACCACACTGAATGGTTCGCCGTTTGCCACGGTTGCAATAGACATTAAGGTTGTGCCGCTTGCGCCACCGTCTTTAAGAACGATAGAGCCAGCAGAGGCTGAAGGCACAACAAGTAATCCACGTACGCGTGTACGCGCAGCATAAGCCGTCCCTGTAGCAGAGACGATTGCGGTCATTACATCGGTTTGCATACTCATAATTAGCTCCTAAAACGAAAAATACCCACCTAAGTGGGCGGGCTAATTAGGAGGGTGTAACAGCAGTAGTGCCGTCAGCGTTCACCCAAGTGCTAGTAGCAGTTGCACCAGTTGCAATCTTCAGTGTGCTGAGCGTCGTGTCGAACACGATTGTGCCAGCAGCCTTACCAACTGTGTTGACTGCGTTTGATGCGGCAGCAATTTGCACGCTAGTAGCTGTACGAATTTGAATGTAGCCAGCGGTCGAATCGACGTTGCCGGTAACTGTACCTGTGACGTTGCCAGTAACTGCGCCGATGAATCCATTGGTCGAGGTAACTGGACCGGAGAAGGTAGTTGATGCCATGATAGGCTCCTGTATATGCAGTACTTCGCCTCGCTGTCTCTGCATCGTCCGCTGGGGCGGTCAGTGAGGCTGGGGGTTCCCAGATTTAAAACAATAATACTCTAAATACAAAGAAAAGCAAACAAAAAGAAAGGGAGCCGAAGCTCCCTTTCTCAACTACTT